ACATTGGATTTGTTTTTGCAAACAGTTGGTTTGACATGTTTAATCCATGTTTTGAAATTTTAAAAATCCCAGTACTAGATACTGTCGACTTCTCAAAAATACATTACGATGATGTTGAAGGTTATGTTAAAAAAAATAAAAGTAAATTTGGTATTCAAGGATGTAATTTAACAGAAATCAATGCAGAAAAATGTAGCACTAAAGAAAAGTTTTTAAGAGCATGTAAAGACGCTTCAATTTTAGGTACATTACAAGCTGGTTACACCGACTTCCCTTATTTAGGACCAATAAGTAAAGCGATATTCGAAAAGGAAGCATTATTAGGTGTTAGCATTACAGGTTGGATGAATAATCCTAAATTATTTAATGCTGAATTATTAGAAGAAGGGGCACAAGTTGTACGTGAAACAAATAAAGAAGTTGCTTCCGTAATTGGTATAAACCAAGCCGCAAGAACAACTTGCGTAAAACCATCAGGAAATGCTTCAGTCGTTTTAGGAACCGCATCAGGTATTCACCCAGAACACTCTGAAAAGTATTTTCGTATAATGCAATTAAATAAGGAAAGTAACACAGCAAAATGGTTAACAGAGAATATGCCATTCTTATTAGAAGATAGCGTATGGTCCTCAACTAAATCAGATTATGTGGTATTTGTTCCAGTAGAAAATCCAAATTCTGGTTTGTTCAAAAAAGATATGAAAGGTATTAAACACCTTGAATTAATTAAATTAGTACAAACACATTGGGTAAATGCTGGTACTAACCCTGAATTATGTACGTATTCTCCAGTAAATCATAATACATCATGCACTGTTATTATTGATGATAAAGATGCAATTGTGGATTATATCTGGGAGAATAGAGATAGTTTTACCGCCGTTAGCTTTATATCAGATTATGGCGATAAAGATTTCAACCAAGCTCCATTTACATCTGTATTAGGATTACAAGAAATTGTTGACACATATGGTAAAGGCGCGTTATTAGCTTCTGGTTTAATTATTGATGGTTTACATTATTTTGAACAGAATCTTTGGTTAGCTTGTGATTCAATTTTAGACAAAAATATACCGTTAACTGGTAGTAGAGAACAGGTATTACTTAAAGAATATTGGTTGAAAAGAGCAAAAAAATTCGCAAAGAATTATTTTAAAGGAGATTCTAAGAAAATGGTATATTGTTTAAAAGACGTACATTTGTTCCATAAATGGGAGACCATTACTCGTCAATTTAAAGAAGTTGATTTTGGTACAATTTTAGATGCTCCAGAATATAAGGATGTTAGCAATTATGCAGCACAAGCTTGCTCTGGGGCTTCTTGTGAAGTGACTTCAATATAAGATGAAATTAGAGGAAGGGATAGATTATATTATAGATGAGGGGTCAGGACTTTTTGTTCTGACTTCTCTTTTTTTATTAAAAAGAGGATACTGTTGCGGTAATATGTGTAAAAATTGTCCTTATGTACCAGCTCACATAAAAGGTAATATTAATACTTCTGAGAATACATAATCATTTTTGTTATTATTATATTTATTGATATGGCGACATACGGTATAGATTTTCCTTTTAGAAATTCAACCAAAGGTGATTACCTTGGGTTAACAGAATCTCCTGAAAGAGAAATTAGAGCTAATTTAATTCATTTAATTCTTACAAGAAAAGGAAGTAGATATTTTTTACCTGATTTTGGTACTAGATTATATGAATATATATTCGACCAAAATGACCTTGTTACATTTAATCTTATTGAAGACGAAATAAGAACATCGGTAAAAACATACATACCAAATTTGGATATTAATTCGATACAAGTTATGTCCGCTGAAGATGACCCTAATGAAGTTAAAACCGCCGCAGATTATGAAGATGAAAGATTATTTAGATTTTCTAGTGCAGCATCAAAACCATATACAGCAAAAGTAAAAATTGATTATACTGTTAATAATGGGTCTTTCTCAACTTCAGATTTTATAATAATTAATATATAATGAGTAAAAAAATATCATATGGTGTTAGAGATTTCGCTAGTTTAAGAAGCGAATTAGTAAATCTAACTAAACAATATTATCCCGATTTAGTACAAAATTTTAACGACGCTTCAATCTACTCTGTATTGTTAGATATAAATGCGGCAGTTGCAGATAATCTACACTTTCATATTGATAGAGTATGGCAAGAAACTATGTTAGATTTTGCACAGCAAAAGCAATCATTATATCATATTGCAAAAACATATGGTTTAAAATTACCTGGGCTAAGACCTTCAGTTGCTTTATGTGATTTTTCTATTGACGTACCAGTGAAGGGTGATAAAGAAGATGAAAGTTATCTAGGTGTTTTGAGATCAGGCGCACAAATGTCTGGCGGAGGCCAAGTATTTGAAACAATAGAAGATATTGATTTTGCAAGTCCCTTCAATAGCAAAGGAGAACCAAATAGAATCAAAATACCAAATTTTGATGCAAATAACAAATTAATAAAATACACAATAACAAAACGTGAAGCTGTTGTAAATGGGGTAACAAAAATATTCAGAAGGGTGATAAGTGACATAGATCAAAAACCATTTTTAAAAATTTATTTACCTGAACAGAATGTTTTAGGAGTAACTTCAATTATACATAAGGACGGAACAACATTTTTATCAAATCCAACTTATTCTGAATTTTCGAGTGAAGCTAACAAATGGTATGAAGTAAAATCGTTAATTGAAGATAAAGTTTTTGTATTAGATGCTACCACAGTTTCTGACACAAATAATTTTAAAGCAGGTTCATATAAAACAATCACAAAAAAATTCGTTACGGAATATACACCAGAAAATTATTTTTCAATTACGTTTGGTTCTGGCAATGTAAACCCACTAGATAACTTAGACGAGTACATGACTGGTGATATGAGAGTTAGTCTTGCGTCATATTTGAATAACATGTCATTGGGTGAAATTCCTAAAGTAGGGACAACATTATTCATAAAATATAGAGTTGGAGGTGGTAAAAACACTAATTTAGGTATTGATGTTATAAACAGTATTGATACTGTTGAATTTATAGTTAATGGAAAAAATACAACAACTAACACACAGGTAATAAATTCATTAAGAGTAACAAATGTAACACCTGCGGTTGGTGGCGCAAATCAACCTTCAATTGAAGAAATAAGAAATATGATTTCTTATAATTTTGCTGCACAGGATAGAGCGGTAACATTAAATGATTATAAATCATTAATAGAATCAATGCCAGCAATATTTGGTGCACCAGCCAAAGTAAATGTAATGGAAGAAGATAATAAAGTTAAGATTAAATTACTTTCATATGATGAAAACGGTAATCTAACCAACATTGTTTCTAATACACTAAAAAATAATATTTTGGATTATCTTTCAGAATATAAGATGATTAATGATTTTATTGACATAGAAAGTGGTGAAGTTATAGATATGGGTCTTGAAATTGATTTAGTTGTAAACAAAAATGAAAATCAAACTGACATAATTCAAGCTGTTATTGAAGATGTAACCGATTATTTTGATTATGGTAAAAGAAAAATGGGTGACCCATTATTAGTCGGTGGACTTAATAAAATAATTGGTTCTGTAAGCGGTGTTGAAAATATAGTTGAAATTCGTGTTTATAATCTGATAGGAGGTCAATATTCGTCATCTCAAACAGCACAGTCATATAAAGACAATCAAACAAAAGAAATTCAACAAATAGATAATACTATATATATGAAATCTAATCAGATATATCAAATTAGATTCCCAAACAAAGATATTAAAGTGAGAGTTAAGACATTAGGAACCACTACATTTTAATCAAATTATTAGTTATAATAGTAGAAAATCGTATAGTTTCTATTTATTATAAGGATGCAAAAACATAGAATTTCAACAAGTATTGGTAAAGACCAAAAAGTAACGGTAGAACTTAAACAAGATTATGACGTTCTTGAAATTTTATCATTAAAATTTTCACAAGAACAAGTATATTCTTCAGGTTGTGCTGATTATGGGGTGATTTGCGGTAGGGTAAGTGCTAACAACGGTTTCGGACTACCTAACGCCAGAGTTTCAATATTTGTACCGCAAGATGAAGCAGATGCGGACGACCCGCTTATCTCTGAATTATATCCATTTAAAGAAATATCAACTAAAAATACTGAGGGACTAAGATATAATCTTTTTCCTTCAAGAAAGCAACATGGTGGTCACGCGCCAATTGGAACCTTTCCAGACCAAATTGACATTATGGAAAGAGAAGAGGTTTTAGAAGTTTATGAAAAATATTATAGATACACCGTAAAAACAAATAATTCAGGTGACTTTATGATATGGGGGGTCCCAGTCGGTAATCATGAATTACATGTTGATATAGATTTATCTGATATTGGTTGTTTTTCTTTAAGACCAGCTGACCTACAAAGACTAGGAAAAGGTGTTGATGATTTTGAAAACAAATACACATTCAAAGCATCCCCAGATTTAGACTCCTTGCCACAAGTAGTAACATTTGATAGAAATATTGAAGTATACCCTTTTTGGGGTAACGAAAGTTTATGTGAAATTGCAATAACAAGGGCAGATTTTGACACATCACAATACGGTGTTAATATACAACCTAAAGCATATGTAATAGGTGGAATCTATACTGATAATGGTAAAAACGCAATTAATAAGAATTGTGTTCCTAGAGCAAAAATGGGTCGTAAATGTGACTTAGCATCTAAGTCAGGTAAAATTGAAGCAATAAGATTTGTTCCAGTTAATGATGATTTGAATCGTCCTTATTTGGAATATTTACCATTGAACGAGGACATACCAGATGACGGCGGATTTATTTTACCGTTAGAAATGAATATGGAATATGTCGTGACAAATGAATACGGTGAAAATGAAATTACAAATGACCCAAATAAGGGAATACCGACTGCGGCATGTTATAGACTAAGAATTAATTTAAATGATGTTGATTTAAGTAGAACAAGATTAAATGGCGATTTTTTAATTCCTAATATTAGAGAGTATCAAAATGACATAGATAGTTCTTATTATTTTGGTACTGAATGGAGCGGATATCCACAAAATGCCGTTAGCAATAATTCCGATTATGGAATTTTATATAATGAAGACGGCCAATTTTATCCTCGCGACTATTTTTATAGATTCACATATAACAAGGTTTATACGGTTTCATCTCTTCAATCTTCTTATGTAAAAAATGGTACATTTGGAAAAAACAGATATCTAGGTATTAAAGAATTAGTACCAACTGAAGAAGAAGACTGTGTGGATAATTTGACGCCACCAGTGAATTTTGGAACAAAAAATTATACATTCACACTATTGATTGCTGATTTTTTATTAACACTAGATTATGTTATTAAATGGGTTACATTACAAGCTCTTAATTTTCTTGTAAAAGATGTTCTTGGTCCTCTTGCAGAAACATTAATTAGTATTGGTATTGTTGCTAAAGCAGGTAGGAGATTAAGAAGGTCAGTAAGTTTATTACAAATTAATAATACAACAAAGTTATCACTCATAAATTATCCAGAATGTGAAGAATGTTCTACTGAAGACATCACGGTCGGTGGAGGAGGGGATACCACGCCTCTGGTTAATTGTAAAGTTGCTGAAATAACATTAACTGGTACAACAACTAATGGTTATGATAGAATAATCATATTAGGGAATAGTATAAATAATATTACTGGTTATACCGATAATGCATTTTGTATAAGTCAGGGTGCGTTACCAGTAAACGATTTCGGAGATTTAACAACGAATCAAACATCATATGTTTTAGAGTATGGTGGTGCTGTTCTTTTTATGATACCTGGTACTGGTGGTTCATACATTTACGAAGATAGTGGAACCTATTATTTAAATGATAGAGATTATTTGTTTACTGATGCAACTCAATACCTAGTAAATGTTAGAAAAATAGGTGTATTCCAAACAGACCCAACAACAACTACCACAGCAGAATCGGGTTGTGAAATTTATGATACTTTATACGATGAAAGCTTAGCAACTGGATATTTTGTTACATCTGGCAGTACAAGAACATACAAACCGACTCTTTTAGCTGGTTATGATGTGCAGTCAACATTAATTTCAGGAGAAGGTACAGGGGTTGCTGGTAGTGACCCATACGGACCACCAATAAATGGATTAGCACAATGTAGAGATATGGAAGGCGAAGTTCATTATTTATTTACAACAACACCAAGTTTTAGAAGTGAATTCTCAAATGGTGTTTTTTATATTGTTCCTGGTACACAATCATCAACAAGATTAACAAATATCTTAAAAGAATATTATAGAAGAAAAAGAGTAGGTAAATTATTTTGCGGCGGAATTGTAAATTATTCATTTATAGATAACTGGTTATCGGGCTCTTTATATTTTTTTCAATTTAAAGCAAAAAGAGTTACAAGTGGAATTGAAGAACAAATAAAATATTGTAGAAATGTTGTTAGGTATGTTCAGAATCAAAATAGATTTTATTATCGTTCTGCATTTACAACAAATGGTACGGCATTTTCTAGAATAAACAACATACTTGGATTCCCAACAACGTTTGTTGACTTAGGCCCCAGAGATGAATTTATTAAGGAAATTTGTATAGATAAAAGTTTAGATCCAAATTGTTCCGTCGCACGTTCAGTAGGGGCAACATCATTTAAAAGTTTTGGAGAACTATTAGGATTAGCTATCAATTATAGAATGGATGTTAGCAACGCCACATTTTCAATAAATAATTTTTTTGATAATCTTGGTTTTTCTGGACAGAGTTTTCAGAATGTATTGGACGGTGATATATTACAATTAGTTTCAATAAACAATGAAGCAGGTATTGAAGAATTTGATTTACAAAACCCAAAATATATTGGATATTCATATCAAATATTAGATCCTGAATTATACCCAGATGTTTTTAAAGTAGGTGGTGATTGGGGACCATTACCAGTTACAATGGAATTAGATGAAGACGGGGAAAGAGTTAGATTATGTTTGAACGAACCAGGTAGATTAACAGAATCATCGCAAAAGGTACCATTTTATTTGTGGAATA